GCGCTTGTAAAATATAGATAACCGCCTTCCCATTGTCCTAAAGCTAAAGATCCGCTTGTAGTTACCGTTGCAGTACCAGCTGTTATTGTGCATATTCCAGCGCCTATATTCTGTATTTGAACAGAATCGCCAGCTGCGAATAGAGCTGTATTAACCGTGATGGTTGTAGATGATGCGCTGTTCATTTGAATTACTGTGCCAGCATCGGCAGCTACTAATACATAAGAAGCGGTTTTAACTACAGGCGAACCACCACCCATCGCAGTCTGCTGAAGTGAAGACATCTGCGCAGCTGTTAAAACCTGCCCAGTAGTGAACGTTTGTTTTGCCATTTTTCTCCTTAGTAACTTAGCGTATTGGTATCTAGTAACCCATATAAACTAGAATCCAATATGAATCCATCTATTATAGGCTCTAAAGTGGTAAAAGTCGTCTTCCAAGAGTTTGGAGAAATTTGGTGTTGAACTCCAAAAACTTGAAGGTTTTTAGTAATGCTTGAAGTAGTAGCCCCAGTGCCAGGCTGGGTGGTAGTTACATTGATAGGATCAAAGTAATCAAGATCCAAGGCGGCTACCGTGCCTGTGGTGTAATCGTTTGTATATAAATCTAAGGTAATAGCATCACATCGAATAGTGGTTTCAGCCCTGCTTGCCACATAAGCCTGAGCATTATTTAGGGCTTCTGCTGTAGTCTGCATTAAAAGATCAGTTTGTGTGTATGAATGAACAAAGAATTTATCTATAGATGATTGGTTAATGGCTACCTGAGCAGCTAATCCAGTAGCCGTGATGCTTGCCTGGTTAACTACCTGAGCATCGTTTAACACCCAAAAGGCGTTAAAGTAAGAGATGTTTGTGCCATTATCATTGAAATAGACTGGTGTACCAGCAGCACTTGTAGTGCAATAATCGCGATTCTTAAAAATAACCAATCCGCTTGTATCAATATAAAACGCACCATACTCAGTAATCTCTAAAGTCTGGCAAGCCGCTAAAGCACTTCTTGCCGTTCCCGGGTCTGCCTGAACCGTGGTTTGACCTGTTTGAATAGATCTCATAGAAGCTGGCCAAGCAATTTGATCTAAGACTTTGCCAATCCGAGTACCAGTATCTTCACCTGCTACTGCACCTGTAACAGTAGTTACAAGGGCATTAGTTAATAAACGCATAGCATCTACAGCTGTGATCGTTGTGTAAACTACATCGCCAACATATTTAGGGGTGGTGGTGTTATAGCCAGTAATAAATCCAGAAAAGATTGGGTAAGTTACTCCCAAGTAAGTTGCGCTAATCTGCACTTTACGCATTGGATTTAATAATCCATAATACGGCCCGGCAGTATTCTGTGGGTTAAAATCACCATTCTGATCTACAATACGCATTGATAGATTACCTGATTGGAATTGATCAGCAGATACATTGCGACCACGTTGAGTTGTAATAGTATCTACTTGATTAGATACATCAACAATTAAAGTGCTTGAATCACCAAGGGCATTAGTATCTAATAGTCCAGAATCTAAAATCATTGTTGAAGCAAAAGAAGCTCCGGTACTAAAATTTATTACTGCTTTAACTGTTGGTACGGCCATTAGAACCCTTGGCCAGCAGGAGTGGTTGAATATCCATTTTTATTAATTTGTAAAAATGCTTCTTGAACTACTTTAGTCATATTGGCTGGATCAACCATGTTTGAAGCATCAATGTAAACATTTATATCCGCTTGTGTAGGTCTTAATCCTGATAATGGATTAAACGCGCCTGTAGCAGCAATATCAGCTGTATTGGCCATTAAACTAGACAATGGATCATAGTTAGTAGTAGCACCCGGTGGATTATAATTAGGATTAACTAAACCGTTAATTATTGAATTTGAAGTATCTACCGCACCACCACTTTGTAAACCTGACAATTTTTTCTTAGCAGCATCTAAAGCTAAAAGCGCGGTGGCTATGTCAGAACTGTTAGTAGCACCATATGCAGCAACTGGATTATAGACAGCAAGGCGTTTATATGCTTCTTCTGCCGCATCGCCCATTCTTTTGGCTGCGTCTGCCATTGCTTTAGCAAGTTTGTCAGTTTCTTCTTTTAATGCTTTTAAGGCTTCAGCAGCATCCATTTCAGCCAATAACTTTTTAGCCATAACTTCATCGTTATCAAGAATTGCCAATTGTGCTCTAAGGCGTAATTTAGTTTCTTCATCGGTGGCTTGATTTAGGGCTGCGTTTAATCCAATTCGTTCTAAATCAAATTTTTCTTTAAGTTTATCTATTGATGTTTTTTTATCTAATAAAACTAATTCAGCAGCACGACCAGCATTTGTTTTCTTTAATAAATCTGCTTCTTTTTTCTTGGCTAATTCAACACCAGCATTAGCACCTAGGCTATAAGTAAAGTTAGAACCTTGTTTTTTAATGCCAAGCATTTTGGCTGCAAATCCAAATACTGCCTTATCTAATGCAGCTAATTTTGTTGCAAGACCAGTTAATAAATCCGAAAATCCTTTTAATGAATCATCTTTGCTAAAGGCACTTAAAGAATCTAATAAATCTTTTCCTATAATTTCACTAGCATCTGCTGCAGCAACTTTTAATTGATCCATTTTACCTGCATAAGTACTTAATCTGGCCGTAGCCTGACCTGCAAATTTAGTATCTAATTCATTCATGATTTTGTTCATGTCGCCACTTGCAAGTGTGGCTTTATTTAAGCCTACGCCTAATCTTGTAAGAGCTGTAGTTTGACCCGAAAACCCTTTGGCCATAGCCGCACTAACTTCTTCAACGCTTTTACCTGTAGCTGCAGATACATTTAATGCTGTGTTTAATGCTTTTTGACTTTTTATGATTGATCCACTGGCTGTAAGTAAAGTTTGAAATGCTGGTCTTAATTCGTCATCAAGAACGCCATACATTTTTTGCAAATTGGCTATGTAGTATTCAACATCTGGTGCTGAAAATGCGTAACCAGTATTTTTTAATTGTAACTCTAAAGATTTGGCGGCTTTCTCATCTGCCATAAATGCGTTTACGGCTTTCTTACCAAAAGCAACCAAAGATCTAGCAGCAAAAACACTTGCAAAAGTTTTGCCTAAATTTTTTATACTTCTATCAAATGCTGTTAAACTTTTCTGACCTTTTTTGAGACCAGAATTATCCCATGTAGAGACTGCTGATACTACTAAATTGGCCATTAGGCAGCCTTCCTTATTTCTGTATCTTTATTAAATTTGATTGCTACTGATTCAATTGCCTTAACTACTTTTGAAATAACTTTACCTTGATCCTCAGCCCATGCACGATAGATAACTCGACCTCTTTGTTTATCAAAACCTTTCATATTGGTAGAACCACCTACTGAATTTATAAATTGTTTACTGGCTCTTGGGTTAAGACTTTTTGATGGGTCTGATCCTGATGGATTTTTACGACCAGCGGTTTCATAAATAGCACCTGCAGCAGATGTGTTAGCTACATAAAATGTTGCTCTAAATCCTGATTTGTTTGCTTTATTTTGTCCTTCACGATAAATAATTCCTTTTTTAGCGGTTGATTCATCGTATTTCGGAAATGCTCTATAGGTAAGATAACCCTGTATACCAAACTCGGTTAAATTAGCAAGTGGTTTATTCCATCCAGATAATACTTTATCATTGCCAGGTAAATAACCCCTAGCAGTATTTCTAATAGGTATCATTGCAGATTTAATATTTGTTTTCATTTTTCTATTTAGATCAGGATCTACTTTGTTCATAGCTTTTTGGAGTTGTTTAACGCCTGTTACGTTTACTGGCATTTTTAATCTCCTTTGCTCGATCCTGTAAGACTTGGATTATTGCTCGGATCATGTCCGAATCCATGTCTATAAATTCCCTAGGCGGGATATGAGTCTCTACAGATAATTGAGCAATCGTGTAAAGAAAACTATCTCGCCCTATTATTTTTTTGCGTCATCCAATACTTCAACGGTATCTAAGGTCTCAATAAATTCAAGACCAAAAGTGGTTACAGTTACATTGGCTCTACGCAAACATTCCCAGGCTAACCAAAATATCTCTGATTGTCTTTCGTGCTCGCGTAGAACCTTTGAGATTCCTGCACCGTATTTAATTTCAAAAGCGTATTCAACCCCCGGAGTAATTTTGTGTTCAGATACTTCTCCGTTAGCCCTTGTGATCTTTAGCTTTGCCATTATTGCTCCTTAGAAGCTGCCTGTTGTTGTTTGTACAACTGTTGAGTTACATGTGAAGGACATGCTAGAGGTTGAAATATCTCCAACTGCGCCATTCAATGGTGTCAGGTTGTTTACAATAATGCTAACAGTATAAAGAGGGTTTGTCGCTGATACAGCAGTTCCTTTTACTGGAAGTAATACAGCTGTAACAGTTGTACCGTAAGCAGCCTGAAGGGTTGCTTGTACATTTGATGCTGCGAAGTCATTTAGGAAATCTAGGGTAAGTGTTGATGCCTCTAGACCCTTTGCAAATTTATGTGCGTAGTCTCCAAGCGCGGTGACCTCTAGCTCATCAAAGTTCTGTGTAAGTGTTACTGATGTAATGTGGTCAGATAGATCGACTGAGTTGATCTTTACGCCAACATTATTTTGTAGAAATATGGCCATTATTATTCCTTATCTTTAGTGGTTGCTTGTATTGCTGGCTTTGGATCTTTAATCTGACCGATCTTGATTAAAAACGCCAAATTCTCTTTTTCGTAGTTTGCTAATTTCTCAGCATCGTTATTGTCTACCATGGTTAACTCCAACTCGTTAGTATGTCGAAACTTAGGTCACAGGAAAGCAAATCTCCTGATGCTAAGGATAGTACAGATGGTGCTGAATACGCTGGAGCGTTGTACACCAGACCTGATACGCTTAATTTTTGATAAACAGCAATCATAAAATCTTCCAGATTTATTAGGTTGCCTTGGTTATCAAACATAGGTGCAAATAAAGTGATCTTAAAATGTGCAGTAGGGCTAATAGTTAAATTTGAATTATCGTTTGTTGTTAAATAAGGATCATTAGGACTGATGACAATTGAGTTAGCCAAAGGGGTTGCTGGTGGGTAAGCAAACACAGACCATACGCCTGGGTTATCTAGGGCAGTTGCAATTGTTGATCTAAGTGTAGTGATCGCTACTGTCATTAGCCGACCATTGATCGAGGGCTAGAATATGGGGCTATGAGACCCTGTACTCTGCTGATTAAACTTCTTCCCATTTTATAAGGGCTTGGTTGGAAATCAACGGCAGAACCACCGGTTGCTGGTGTCTGCCGAGCTTGCCAGATGTCCACCGCTAACATCATGGCCGCCTCACGAACAGCTGGAGTAGTTGCATATGAAGTCTGTTTGGTATCTACACCAGCCGCTTTACCATAAGGGACAATAAGATGATAGGGATCGTCAGCAGCCGTAACGCTAAACTGAATAAGACTATAGCCACGAGGAAAATTAAAATTATTCCAAGGGAAAAAAGTGAAATAAGGAAAAGTGGTAGAGCCAACAGACCAAGGAAAAGTTGAAGTAATAACTCTCGAACCGTTGTATGTAGACCCACAGTTAGA